AACAATCTGGGATTTCTAAACGGAGTTTGTATGACAAACACTAAAGAAGCCTCTAAGCTGGTTGCTGAACTTGAAAAGAGGAAGAGGTGGGAACATTGGAAAAATGATCCCGAAGCATTCTTTGAAGACTGCTTACAGATATATCCGAAAGATGCCTCGCTAGGATTAATACCATTAAAGATTAACAGCGCACAGAAGTTAGTTGTTAAAGCACTGAATGAGCAAATGAAAGATACTGGGTATGTTAGATTAATTATATCCAAGTATCGTCAAGCTGGATTTTCTACTATTAGTTCTGCCTACATATTTCATAGAGCATTGTTTTATGGAAACACGAGGGCGGTAATCATATCGTTAGATAAGCCAACAACAGAAAGTATCTTTAGCATGTCGCAAACATTCTGGGCTGAGCTACCTAAAGACATACAACCTGTACTCGACAAATCAAACGTCAGAGAAATGAGCTTTCAGAATGGAAGTAAATACAGAGTATGGACTGCAGGTGCAGACAACCCGGGACGTGGAACAACAAACACTTGTTTGCTGGCTGACGAGGCTGCGTTTTGGTTACAAGGTGAAAGAATACTTGCAGGTATGTTTCAGTCTATCGCACTGCTACCGGGAAGTATTATTATCATTAATAGCACCTCACATGGTGCACAGGGTGTTTATTACGACCTCTGGAATAAAGCTGAGAAAGGTGAAGGAATATTTAAACCTTTATTTGTACCGTGGTTTTTACAAGACGAATACACATTACCAGCTCCAGATGGATTGGAATTAACAGTAGAAGAAAAGAAAATACAAAAGGAATATGATCTAGATGAAGGACAAATTTATTGGAGACGGATTAAAATATCTGAGACTTCAAGCTCAACATTTAAACAAGAATACCCGTTTACTGCGGAAGAATCTTTCATACAGTCTGGTTCTTCAGTCTTCAGTAAAGAGACGCTCGACAAGTATCTTCCAATGGCTCCAGAGTCTGTACGAGAATACAACGAAGCGTTTAGTGCGTTTGACGAATCACAAGAAGGTTCCTTAAGTGTATGGACTGCTCCAAACAAAGACAAGAAATATATTATTGGGGCTGACGTTGCGTTAGGCGTAAAGGGCGATTACTCAGTTGCTACTGTTTTAAATCAAGAAAGAGAGATATGTGCTATATATCGTAACAATAGGATTGATCCAGTAAGCTACGGCAAAATGATATTCTATCTTGGCAGATGGTATAACAATGCTTTAGTAGTTCCTGAAAGCAACTCAATTGGATTAGCTACAGTACAACAATTGTTTGGCATGAACTATCCAAACATATATCAACAAAAGAAAACAGCTAACACTGCTGGTGATAATGTGAATCATTTAGGTTTTAAGACAACTATGTCAACTAGACCACCAATCATTTCTAATCTTAGACGAATGATTGAAGATGAAGACATAATGATTCCATCCGCTATGTTATTAGATGAGCTACGAAACTTTATTGTTACAGAGTCAGGTAAGGCTGAAGCTTCAACTGGACACTATGACGATATGGTTATGTCACTTGCTATTGCTTGTGAAGCCTACAGAACACACGGACATGCTTTAACAAACAAAGCATTTAGCTGGGGTGAAATGAATACATTATATGAGCAGCCAGATACTAAATGGTTATAACTAGAGAGAGCGAGAATGAAAAACAAAATCGAAAAGATTGATGACGATCAGTTGATACAGTCAATAGATCGTCATATGCGTAATGCTACTGGTGGAAATACTAATTCATCAGATGTAAGCAAGAGAAGAGAAAATGCCGTATATGAAATGAGCTTAGAAGCCCAAGGTGATTTAAAACCACAAGGCGTTAGCTCAATTGTATCCTCAGACTCAGCAGAGATAGCTGAGGGATATACAGCACTATTGACCAAACTATTATTGGACAATAACAAATTGGCTTTATTTACACCGTATAGCAACGAGATGGCTGCTGTTAAAGCGTCACAGATTGCATCGGATGTTGTCAACTATTGTCTATTCAACTCAAATCCTGATGGATGGTCGAAACTTTCCACGTGGATAAAGTCAGCAGTTGTATTTGGTAATAGTGCCCTTACATGGGGATGGGAAGAACATTACGATTATGTTGTTGAAGAATACGAAACAATTGAAGAAGGTGTATTAGACCAAATTCTTTCTGACCCAAATGTTGAAGTAATAGGTGATTTATTAGTTAATGATGAGCCAACTATTAATCCAGATGGAACTAGTTATTATTCTTTTGTAGATGTCAGGCTTCGTAGAAAAATTGATAAGTCTGGAGTTAAATTGCGTACTATACCGCCCGAGTCTTTTTTAATTGACCGTGCTGCTTCTTCTGTTATTGATGCAACCTTTGTTGGCATTGTTACAGAAATGACACGCTCTGATATTAGACGAACATGGTCAGATCAAGACATCGATTTTGATGAGATTGGAGAAGAGTCTACTGTTAGGTCTTCTGGTTTTTCGTATGAAGCATTTGCAAGAAAAGATGCAGGTGGAATACAAAACTGGGTAACTAACAATGATGATGATGAAGATGAGGCAAATATAAGTATTACTGTTGTTGAATGTTGGATTCGCTCTGACAGAGACGGTGATGGTATAGCTGAACTTAAACATGTTATTAAAGCAGGCAACACAATCTTAGAAGAAGATGATGTCGCATATGTTCCAGTTGCAGTTTTGAATCCTATTGAGATACCTCATGAGTTTTATGGGCTGTCACTTCTTGATATGGCTCGCCCACAAACACAAGCAACTACAGCTATTCTTAGAGGATTTGTAGAAAATGTGTATTTTGGTAACTACGGCAGAACACTAGCTGACCCTAATGTTGTTGATTTCTCAGCATTACAAAACCCTGTACCAAAGCAGATTATTCCTACAAACGGAAATCCAGCTGCAGCAGTACAACAACTCCAACCAGAGCCAATGAGTGCTGGTACAACTGGTATGTTAGAATTCCTGGGGCTACAGAAAGAACAGTCTACAGGTTTAAGTAAAACCGCTATGGGTTTAAACGATACGTTATATGTATCTGGTAACTCTGAGCAAAAAATGGCAGGTGCGCAAAACGCTGCACAAATAAGAGTTGAGCATATTGCACGTAGATTTGTCGAGACAGGTATTAAAGATTTATGTCGTGGCGTATTGAGAGAAATGAAAAGCAATCTTAAGAATCCTACAATGTACAAAACAGATAAAGGGTACGCTTCACTTACTCCACAAGAGTTACAAATGATGCCCGGCAACATGGACTTAGATATACAGGCAAACATTGGAGAAAATTCAAACTCTTCTTTGGCTGAGAAGTTAATACAACTTACACAACTTTTGCCACAAATGGCACAGAGTGAAACTTCCGAAGCGTTTATAAATCCTATGTCATCGTACAACTTAGCGTTAGATATTTTAAAAAACATGGGCATGGACCCAACAAGATTTTTAAATGATCCGACTACACAAGAGTTTCAACAAGCACAACAAGAAGCACAACAAAGAAAAAAACAAAAACAAAACTTAAAAGAACAAGCAGAGCAAGCAGCTATTCAATTAGAGTTAGCTTCACAAGAGGCTAATATTAGTTTAATAAAAGCTGAAGCTGACAATAAAAAGATTGATAACAAACGTCAATTGTTGCAAGCAGCTGATAATTCTAATAGAGAATGGGCAGAGCTTGCTGTCAAAGCGCAAAAAGATGGTGCACAGGTTCCTGCGCAACCTCCAACTGATTTCTTGTCTTTATATCAAGACACTGAAGAAACAGAGCAGATAGAAGCTGAACAAGAAAAAATGATGCAAGAACAACAAATGATGCAGGAGCAACAATATGCCCAACAGAACAATGTTAATAGCGGAGGCTATTGATAGAATAAAAGAGTTAGCATCAGAAAGTGAAGACATGGAAATTCTTGTAAGTTCTGAAGCTGCTTTAAAAACTTTAGGTATACTCCAAATACTTGGATTCAAAAGTATATCTATAGATCAATACTTAAACATGTGAGATGACAGATGAGTAATTATAAAAGACAACCAGCTTATAAAGCTGGAGACAATGGCAAACCTAAAAAAGTATCGCCATATGATGATGCACAACGAGTTCTTAACAAGGGCTATCAGTGTACTGAAATTAAAGATACTATGACTATGGTAACTGAAGATATACTTAACGCACTGTTTCGTGAATGGTTAGAAACAAAACATTTCGAAACAGAACGCAGAGAGTTTATTTATAAGTTAGCAATAAGTCAAGGTGCTGTAATGAGCAATATAGAAAACTCTATTATGGCAAAAGACAATAAAGTTCAACAAACTAAAGGTGATGAATGATGAATGAAGATAACCTAAAAAGAGCATTAGATAAAATTGATATTCAAATAGAAGCAACAATTGCTGTACTCTCTGGAGGGCGCAGCATGAACGGCAACTCATTTGATTTTAATAATTTAATGGAAACTAAAAAGCATATAGAAAGCTTACTTGCAGCTAAAGCAACAAAGACAAGCAAGAAATGATAAGAGGTTTTATTACAAACCTTTGATGAATGTTTGATGACAGAGAGTTGTAATAAACTCTCTTATTTATAGGAGACAATATGTCAGAAACAAATAACGAAGCTACCCAATCGGATGAGTCGAACGTTACTGATTTCGATTTCGATGCATTGGCGGATGAAGTTTTAGGTATAGAGCCTGAAACGGCTACCCAAGAAAGCAACGAAACGACAGAAGAACTCGAAAGTGATGATCCACACACGGACGAGGACGCTGATGAAGTTGATGAAGCAGAGAATGATAACATAGAGGATGAAGAAGAGGAGGAGGATGAGTCTACAGAAGACGCTACCCAACAATCTGAATCGGATGACTTAGGTGAGATTGATATGGACTTTAATGTTCCCGTGAAAGTTGACGGAGAAGAGTTTGAAGTTACCATGGAAGAGCTTGTCGCAAACTATCAAACGAAGCAGAGCCAGTCAAAAAAAGGGGATGAACTAGCAGAGCAGGCAAAGGTTCTTGATGAAACTAGAGAACAGGCTGAAATTTATGCAAGAGTAAATGCAGAGTTACTACAACGAGAAGATGCTAAAGACCAAAGCGTTTTAAAACATCTTCAAGATCAAGTTGACAAAGCATTTGAGGAAGACGACTTTCAAGCGAGTAAGTTAAATAATAAACTTACAAAAGCGAAGGAAGAGTATGCCTCGAGGAGACAAAGC